CCGGAAGCCACTACTTCGCCGTCTGTTGTGTAGGCTGCTGTCGTTTGGTTCAGCGCCGCGTCATTGCTGTATAGCGCGATCTTAAACGTGTCCGCACCAAAATCCACATCAGCATTTAGCAGCGCGGTCTTAAATACGTTTGTCGTAAAGTTGCCTGTAAAGCTCATAATTTATCTCACCGGATAACGGACTTGACCCGTTCTGTAGGCATCGGTTCTTTGTTTTCCATCACCCAACTGTTTGAGTAGCGTCATGGCTTCAGTGTGCTTTTGCTCGTAGTTAGCGATTACATCCTGTTCCATACGCTGGAATAATGAAGCTTCACGCATAGCGCCATAAAATAAAGCCGTGTCAAAGTTGTCGCCAAGCCAAGTTGTGCCTGCAGTAACGATTGACTCGGGGTAGTAGAAGTAGTGCAGCTCCATAACGTAAGCGGCGTTAGGTGTTGGGCCTAATATAAAAGATAATTCATTTGTCACCAACGGTGGGTCATCAGCAGTAGTCGTCGGTCCAAAGATAGCGTAGTACCTCGGGATCCCTGTGTCAGTGGGTGTTGGGTACGCCTGACGAATAAAATTGACGTCCTTATCAATCAGGTACTCATACGCGCCATCTGCATCTATTACCGCCAACGAGAACACCGACAAGAAATCTGACGGGCTAGCAAGGTAGCTATTGTTTGGCGTAACCACCCCCGTTACATTCCTGCGAAGGGCGGGGATTTGAACTGCGTTATATATCTGTTGCTCAGCATCACGCACAAAGCCGCCGATGTTATCTAAGAACATCTGTTCTTCAGACTCAGCAAAGTCAATAATCTTTTGACGCAATTCAGTGTAGTTCACGCCATTGGCCCTCGCGCTAGTAGCCCCTTAATCGCCGCACCAGTACCACGGATTTTCATACCCGACGTCTTAACATTGTCTCTACCCGGGTCCCCCGCGCTTACGCGCATAGCGGGCGTACTACAACCCACTTGATTCGCTGCTAAAGTGTTTGGGTCTGGCTTTTTGCTAATAACGGCTTTTAGGTTCACAGGACCTCCTTGCATTGTGTGGGGCTCGGCGTACACCTGCGCATCGCCAACTTCTTTGCCCATCATCTTGTGGGAATATTTACCAGTTTTGCCCATTATCGGCTCCCTTGGTTCTTCACTTTAGCCATACCACGGCCCATAGTCTTCATCATATCACCGGTCTTGCCGCCTTTGGCCATTTTCTTGGCCTTGCTAGCACTGGCGTGCATTTTGTCTTCGTGTGACTTGACGGCCTTCTTAGCGACTTTCTTCATTTGCTCTTTCATGACAACTCCTAAGTAACTGACACGGTAACCGTACCAATGCTAATACGTAAGTTTAAATTATTTGGCGTCAAACCGCCACTACTACCACCAACTGGGTTCCAGCCCCACTGAAATATTCTACTGCCACCACTATCATCACCTGACACAACATAAGACGTATCTGAGCGGGGATTTCTTACAGCCTGCGGATCATTAACTGGGTACATGCCAATTAGCAACTGCGGCTGATCTGGCTCCCAACACTCCGGACATACCAGTATGTTCACCTGCTTAGCCTTGATCGTCAGTTTCCTTAACTGCTTTAACTTATACCGTTGACCACAACGATCGCACTCGGCAATGGCATATTTTCCAGACGCGAATTGATTAGACATCTCCGCCCCTATATATACATTTGACGAGGAGTAATACGTAGAGTGGATTTTTCTCGATCCTCATCACTGGCTAACATCCACTGTCTCTCATACTCAGCTTGTAGCACAGGTAAACGAGCGTCGCCCCCGGGAATTTTCATCGCCAAGTAATATGCAAGGCCCGCCACAAGGCACGGAAGAAAACGAAAAGGTATGTCTTGAGTCGTTGTGCCACTACCCGCATCTTGAATTCTCCTTAGCCGCCAGTATACGAATGTGTAGTAATTTTCTTGATCAGGTGTAGGCCACACATTGATTTGGGGCGTTATCTGTCGGTTAATCCACACTTGAATGGGACGACCTTGAGTATTTTTGTTGGGGATTGTAGAGTATGTAGATTCTGAAATACGCGTGATATTAATGTCAGTTTGGTTTTGCCCCGCCCCTGTGCGTACAACATGGTCTAACAAGTCTATAGTATCCACGGGTAGATTATAAATAATTTGTCCTTGGACCAAAAGTAACTCCCCTTGCTCGATTGTCCACAAATTAATCCCGCGATTTGCCCATTCGACCGTTAGCAGATTTAAACTACGACGCGCTGTACGCAGGTCATATCCGGTACGCAACTCAGCGCCACACCGCTCAAAGGCTTCTTCGACAAGATCACTCAGATCCAAATTAAATATCGCTGTGCCGGATGTGGTCATTTTCTGTACGCCTTAGTTTTGCTTGCTACTTTTTTGGGTTGTGCCACAAACTGCTTACCCTTTTTGTTACCGGCAGCTTTAGCCTTATTGGTAGCTGCTTTTTCCGCAGGGCTTAACGCTTTCCATGCTGCATCGGGTAAGTACCGTTTCTTTCCTTTTGACGGAGAACCGTCTGAGGTACGCCATTTCTGCTCACCCCATTTTTTCAAGGACTCTTGCGGTTTCTTCACTTATAACTCCCGCCAGATTTTTTATATTGCTGCGCGAGTAGCTGACTTTTTCTGGCTGACCATTGCCCCGGATCACCGCCTTTACCGCCTGCCTTGATCTTCTCAAAGAGCGACTTACGCATACCGGGCTTGGTGTAGTTACCAGCTTCATTCACACGGGACTTAGTCTTACCACCCTCAGCATACATGTCGAACGTATCACCGTCCTTACGTGTGCCCACTTTGGGCTTGCTCGTACCCTTTTTAGGTAGCTTACTTGGGTTTACTGCGCCCATCCCGCGTGAAGCTCTCATACAAAGCGCCCTTTGGTTTTACCTCTTGTTGCACAACCATCAGCTTTAGAGACATAACCGCCTTTGGCCTTATTAACGGACTTCTTTGGTGAGCCTAAACCCAGCATGTTTTTAAGCTGCTCGTACTTTTTCTTTACAACTTTCTTTGGCGCTTCATTCTCAGCACGCTCATCAGACTTCATCTTTAGACGGGCTTTTTCCTCACGTCGTGCACGTAGTACTTCTTGTGCACCTTCTGGGATTTCTTCGATCATACCGCCTTCTGCGTAGTTTCTCATCAACCCACCTTGCACTTGGTTTTACCCTTTTGAGCGATACCATCAGCGCGCTTAGATACACTACCACCCATAGCCATTTTAACTGTCTTAGCTTTGGTCTTGCCTTTGGCTTCTACACCGCCGCCCTTGGCCATCTTACCTTTACCGTCAGCCGCAAACGCAGGGACTTTCTTGCCGTCCTTCATCGTCATTGGCATACCGCCTTTAGCCATCGCTTGACCGCGCATTGGCATAGGTTGACCACGCATTGGCATACCGCCCATTGCCATCTTTTTACCGTCTTTCATTCCGTGTTTCATATCTAACCCCTAAAGTGTCCCACAATAAAACCGATAATACCGGTGATCCCGCTGGCCATTCCGCCAAGCCATATTAACGTCTTCCAGCCGCCTTCAACCTTATCTAGCTTCTGGTTTATCGCATCAACTGTTTTCTTCATGCCCTCTAGTTCATAGAGCACTTTGTCCATATCATCTTGCAAGTGTTTAATATCGCTTGCGTGTGTAGCCAGTTCACGAGCTGTTTCAATTGGGTCTTGGCTCATGTCAGCATTTCCACCGTTTGAGACTAGCCGCTTTGCGTGTAGGACGACCCTTCTCATCTTTCATAGGACCCGGCATACCACTCATCCGGGCGCAAAATGATTTTTTACGAGGACCACCCTTGGGCTGGGGGGCCTTAAGATTAGACCCTGTCTTGGCGTTATAAGCCTTGCGGCCAGCGGCCGTCATACCGGCACCTTCTTTCGTGCTTTGGTAGTTTTTACCCGCGCCCTTAGTGGTCTTAGGTATAGCCTTAGCCATAGAACACCGTCACTGTCGCACTAGACAATGTGGCATAAACATCGGTTGAAAAACGGATGCCCTCACCGGGGATTAGGATATCAGTAGTACCTGCCGCTGCAGGCGCTGTGTAGGAGAAACGTGTAGTGCCACTCGCACCCCCATCCTTTAGAGCCACAGTGCCCCCGCTAGCGAACGAAATCATCAGACCCTTGACCCGAGTAGCGTCACCATAAATTGAGCCCGATGTGGTCCGTTCTGCGGCTTTTACGTCATATTGCATAGCCATAGTTAGCTCCTTAAAAGATTAGAGCTATTAGCCCGCCGATACGGTAATTGTGCCAGCGTTGTTCCACAAGGCACCAACCACTTCAGGGTCAGCCGTTGGGAGAATGATGTAGCCCGTCACGTTACCTGTGACCGCACCTGTAATAGGACCTACGAATCCACCGGGCGAATTTACTGGGCCTGAAA